GCTTGCGAATATGCGCCGAAAAGGCAGCAGGAAAGTGGTAACCGAGCTCACACCGAGCTCTCCTGTCCCACTCGAGAACCTGAACAATTCTCGTCTGAGTGGACAAGACCCCCGTGTTAGCACACGGCTTGGGCCACAACGCCTTTCCTGGTTTAATCTCCTGTGCTCGAACCCTCTTGTTCCTACCTCCCCTCCCAAGATAGGCAATATTCACACACATGCTGGAGTATGTGTCCATAAACCTATGGGGGATAAGGGAATCACCGCAATCGTTCAAGTCATCTGGAACACGTTTACCAGCAACGTGATCCTCAACGAAAGCTTTGATCTCTCTCCACAAACCGCGATCTGCCGGTATGGAGGGAACTACAAGAGCTCGAGCGTACTTTGTTGGGTCATGAGGACCGCCATGCTCAGTATTCTGGCAGAGATAAAGTTCCCAAAGAGCTCGTCTGCACCACCTCGGTACTCTCAGTCGTCCCTTGCAAGGATGACCGAGACCGCCAAGGCTGGCAGGCAGCTCTGCGGGTCTCAACTTCTTCATTGCAATCTTTCGCTGCGAGCGGTAGATTGTCCTTGCGCAACGTGCAAGTCGATTGAACGAAGAAGGGTCCACAGAATGCTGACTCATGATCCCATTACCATTCCTAACGAACTCCTTCAAGGATGGAGGTCTGAACGACTCAAGGCCGTTCGCACTAGACTTGGAAGTCAGTGCGTAGGCTTCGCAGAAAACGAAGCCGATACGAGACCTATAAGACTTACCTTGATGGAGTTCGCTTCCTACACCGGCGGCTCGCTCGGCATAGGAAGAGATATTGAGTGGATGAGTCACGGCAGCCAAATCATCACCGCAGATGATCCGGTTAGCTCCAAGACGCTCACTCATCCAGTGGTTGAGGAGACTCAAGATTATGAACGAACAAGGAGTTCCCATAAGGGAACCTCTAATCTTGGGTATCTCCACACAACCCTCAACCACCTCATATCTCTTTCGGCAAGATTCGGCTTCGCTGGCTTCCATGTCCGAAAGACGGTAACGGACATAATGAGGTACGTGACCCACACCCAGACTCTCGGTGAGGGACTGAACAAGATGAGCAGGGAGACCAGCTCTATCAAGTCCAGCAATGACTGCACGTATAGCATCATGTCCAAACCCGTCAGTGGCACACGTAAGATCTGCCGAGAGGAAGATCTTACGATCATGGAAGCCGCTCATAACTCGAGCAAGGGACTCCTCTTCCGTGTGCGGGGCATACGGAAGAATCTGAGGAATCCGCTCGAGCATACGAGGCCAGACGACCTGTCTTACAAGGTCGCCCTGGGCGAATACCGCTGCTGGTGGAATGGTAATGACTCTGGCCTTCATCCCAAGCTCTGCAATTACGGAGCAAGAATGAAC